GATATGGGTGTACATAAAATGTCTTACAATCAACGATTTGATCCATTCTTTAAAGAAGATTTTACTGAAGATGAAATTGAAGAAATGATTAACTCTGTCACGGATGAAGACATTGAATATCTGTATGAAGAAGACGAACTTGTTTTAGTCTATGATGACGATGGTGAAGATCTTTATCCGCACCATGATAAGTACCAGAACCTTTACCAATGTAAGAATTTACACGAGCCATACCCCATTGTTGTGGAGTAGTTCCTGGACGATGACCAGAATTCCATGCAGCTACACCACGACGATATACTTTGCGTAGTGTACCAATAGAGATTCCAGATTTACTGGCTTTTCCTGCTAATCCTGCATCGGCAGTTTCGCAAAGCGCAGTTAAAAATTGATCAAACGATAACATTTTTAGTTTCCTTAAAATACATTTGGTGTGCTACTTTTAGTAACTTTACTATGAGACATTCTGTCTTTCTCTACCTTACGAACACGAGATACTAATCTTTGAGCAACACGAGAGACAACATCTTTTCTCTTTTCCATTGCTCTTTCAATTCGTTCTTTTTCGCCAACAGAAACTTTAGCAGGATCACGACCACGAAGCATGCGATTCTTCATTAGTTTAATTGCTAATCTTCTTGCTCGTTTATTAATAGTAGATGAGTTTGAGAATCTCTTCAGAGCAATCTTAGTTGAACGCTCTCTTTTCGAAGAAGTTTTACGAAGACGAATCTTACCTTTCATTCTTTCTACACGAGAAAGAACTTCCATTAGGTCATACTTGGCTTCTTCTTCTAGTGGTGGAATTTCTTCACCATCGTCATCATAGACTAAAACAATTTCATCTTCTTCATAGAGATCTTCGATGTCTTCATCAGTGACAGAGTTTATCATTTGATCAACGTCTTCATCAGTAAAATCTTCTTTGAAGAATGGATCAAATGGTTTATTGTAAGAAGTTTTATCCACACCAGTCTCACACACGCATGGATCTTCTTTACAATCTGGACAAATGTCAGTTTCTTCTGACAGACCACTTGGTTTATCTCTAAAGTGTTTCCAATCAGATGCATCTGTAGATACGATATGCTTGTAAGGAACTTCATGCCCAGACATAGTCTTAACATGTGTCCCAGTTTTGTTTGCTACATTACTAAGGTGATGTTGATTACCTTTTTTGTAGATAACAGTTCCACCACGACTAGAGACATCATCTTCTCCATAGCCTTCTTTCATTTGACCATGTTTCTTTAAATCATTGTCGAATTGTTTGTTGGTTGCTTTGTTGATACCTTTGAATCGTTTGTCACCTTTGGCATAGTCACCAGAGGCATCAGCTGCTTTAGCAGATGCAGCAGCAGCTGTCTTATATCTTGCTAGTAGATCAGTTGATAGTTCAGTAATTTTTTCTTTTTCTTGAGTGTGTTTAGCAGCAAGAGTTTCTTTTTCTTTAGCATGTTTAAGAGCAACCTGCGCTTTCATTCTTTCTTTAGCAGGATCAGTTTCTTCTCTTTGATAAAGAACTTTCATACGACGAAGATGATGAGAACCTTTTTCTCCATCTCCAGGAACTAATGTATGACCAACTTCACTTGGGTCATATGTATTTAATTTTTGATTATCGTGATCAGATTCGTTATCTTTATCTGTATCAGATTTAGATGTGGCACTGTGAGTTTCGTCTATGTTAGATTCTTTATCTTTTGTATTGTAATTGTAGAATGTCATGAAACCTTTAGTCTTACCAGTCGGTTTAGTGATGTCTTGTTTAGCACCAGTATCTGACGTAGATGGCTCTAACTTATCTGTGCCGTTTGGTTGTATGACTGCTTCTTTCATTTCTTTTTCTTTCGTAGGTTTAACATCTTGAATCCATTTAGAAACAAGATTACCAGATTGTTCTTTTAACAGTAAATGATTCGAACCACGCTTAACAATTTTATATAATTCACCATTTGATTCTACAATGTCACCTTCGTTAAAAATCTCTCCACGAAAATATTGCTCACGGAGTTTATCTTTAACCATCATCAATTGTTCTTTGACTGGATCTAATCCCAATCCATGACGAACATCGTTCATTAGACGACGACCATCAAGTTCACGAATGTTGCTCGGCAACTTCTTTTTAAATTCTTCGTACAATCCTTTAGTTGCCAACTGCTTCATTTTAGTAAAGTTAGCATCAGGATTCTTTTCCGTGATTGGAATAATTTGAATGGAGGTGTTTTCTTTAACAAGTTTCTTTAGTTTATCGACTTGTTCGCTTCCAGTAACTATTACAATCTTCTTGTATTTCTTACCCAAATCTTCTAGAAGGTTATTAATCTTAGACTCATTTACAGATTTGAAATTAGTCTTAGGGAACATTAACTTGAGGTATTGTTCCTTCTTCTCTTCTTGAATTAGGCTATCTTTAGTGGATGCGTAGATGACATGGTCAGTATTCTTCTGCTCTGACAGTCTATTGACAGTCTTAACCATCAGTTCGTGTGCGCTAGTTGGAGGATCAAAATCCCCGAAGGCACAGACTAAGGTTGTTGACGGTAATTCTTTGATTAGTTGTCTATAATCTTTCATACGATCCATCTATAAAGTAGTACAACATTATTTAGGAGTTTGCATTCTTATATGATAGGCTATGTCATAGCCTTTCTAAGATCATTATATAACGCATCTTTATGTTCTGGCTTCATACCACTGGCTAGATGAGAGTGGAATTCTTCTTTCTTACCTGATGATGCTAACTCTCTTAGTTTAGTTCCAGAGATACCAGCCACACCTTTAGCTTTTTCATCTCGTTCACCAGATGAACTAAATGAGATGTCTTTGAAGTTATAGTTACCATGAGCACCAGCCACACCATTGTACTTCTTCAGTAAATCATACATTGGTTTGCGATCTGAACCACCAACAAAGTGTAGATGAGTCACACCCTTAGCGTGGAGATCAGCTGCATGTTGTAGTACAGTCGGTTTATCTTTGGAAGCAACTTCAATATTAGTTCCAGGAAATGCGTTTCGTGCATGTTTTAATTTAGTCTCTGGATCAAGAGGATTCTTACCATCTTTTGTATTGTGAGAGTGAGAAAGAATAAGAGTATGATCACCACCAACAGCTTTGGCTTTGTCTTTGATAGTCTTGACAACTTCTTCATGACCAGCAGTTGGAGGATTCATACGACCATATGCCATCACATGATGTTTTGACGCATTTGTATTTCCTGCTGGAGCACCACGAGACTTTAATAGATTCTGGCGAGCAAACTCTGAACGATTGACCAACTTGGTTGGCTCTGTTACACCATTGTGAGTATGATTGTAAACAAAACCTTCTGGCTTGGAAGCAACTCCACCGATAGAATGCTCATATCCACCTTCGTTTGATTCAAGACTACTGACCAATTCATTCTTGGCATTGGCAAGATGGCTATGCATCTTTAGCAGATTGTCGTAGTGTTCTTTGTTCTTGTCGATGTGTCCCAATTGAGCACCAGCATCATTCATAATCTCTTGCTTCTTGGCAGGAGTTTTAATCTTTTCAAACTTCTTCTTCAACTGTCCTGATACATGGTCTTTAAATCCATCGCTAGAAGGAGTCTCACCAGTACGAACTGTTTGATTTATATAAGTGGCTAGATGTCCATCGTCACCGCTATGCTCTGGGTGAATCGATTTATACATCTTATCACCATGAGTCTCATGAATAGTCTTGGCTTTAGACAATTCACCAAGCACTTTCTGTTGAGACTGTTCAGAGTATTTTGCACCTGACGCATTGTAGCTGGCAGTGTGGTGATAGATGTCTGAGTGAGAACCGAAATCACTTTCAGAAACATTACCAGTTGCACGCATATTGCTTAGGTTAGTTCCTTCGTATTTGGTATGAGTGACTAAACCAAATTTAGATTTGTTGATTGATGTAGCTTTATCACCTCTTGCACCATAAGTGATAGTGTTTGGTGTGAAAGAAGTTTTGTCTCCTTCTTTCTTAAGATCAGGTTTAGTGAACATCACATCACCTTGGAATACACCTTTCTTTGGTGCAATTTTTGGTGCATGTTCTAATGCTGCTTTAAGTTTTTCTACAAGACCTGGAGCATGTCCATGATTCTTCTCAACATCTTCAGGTGTATAATTTAATTTTGGATTTTTATTAAATGCAGACTTCGAAGCAACAAAGAATTTACCATTCTCTGGATGATGTCCATAAACCAAAGATGGTGAACCATCATACTTCATTGTCAACTTGTTGGAGTTCATACCTTGTTTGGTATGAAAGTGCGCACCATGAAGAGCATTATACGCATGATTGAATCCATCTGCTCCATGGAACAGTGGACGATCTTCAGCGTGGGTAATGTGTTTGAGTTTTGCACCTTCTTCAGTTGGTGCAGCCTCAGTCAAAAAGTCTTTAAATCCTAGTATCATATTACTATTATACCCTAAGTTGCAATAATTGTCAAGCGATAACCCTACAAAGTTGAGGGGATTATTGTAGCTTGAAAGTGCCTACTGCGCTCTTGTGAGCACCAGAGGATGATTTAATCGTGTAGCGAGCAGCAACTGTTGGCTTACCTGTCTTAGCATGGATACCCTTAATGGTAACTGATGTTCCTTTTCCTGGAACTACATGTAAAGAGTCTGGCTTAAATTGCGACAAATGTTCATCGGCTAAACTGTGCATTGGTTTGATCACGGATTCTGCTTCTCCGTTATCCTTAACTTTACTGTGCACAACTGTATGAGGAATGTGAGTATTCGGTGATACATTCTGGCGAATAATGTTTGCTAGATCTTCTGACTTGTGTTGTGCCATACCTGTAGCAAACGATTGAGTCATTTGAGTTCTTGCTGCAAGGTTAGAAGCACGAGCAGTCTCTGCTCTTTGACTTGCTTGTTGACGGAATGCTTCTTGTTTCTTTTCTGGTAGCGCATCATGTGCTTGGATAAATTTGTCCATGTGCTCATGCATGATTTTCTTTTTACCAGATAGTTTCTTACCTGCTTGAATCGAAGCAAGACCCTCAGCATGTTTCTGACGAATCTCATTGATAGGCATTTCGTCAATCTTAGTTTGAATATTTCTCTGATCAGCAGAACCATTATAACCCATTTTCTCCATGGCATCAGTATGATGTTGCATTGGAGCACCAAGAGATCCAGCTGATAGTTTAGCAGTTTTCTCTAACGCATCAAGTCCTGGATTACGATAGTTTGGTTCATTGGATCCATACTTGGCAGAGATTCCATGATGTCCAACAGGTTTACCTTCTTTGTCGTGTAATGTAACAATCAAGTCAGCGTTGGAGTTTACATCTTTAACACCAGTAGTTTTCTCATGGTCACCAGCAACATTTGGTTTATCTGCATTTGATGTCCAGTGAACAGTACCGATGTGTGCATGGTCACCAATATGTCCTTGCTCTTGCATGCTTTGTTTAAATGCTGCTGCAGATTGTTTTGCATGACGATCAATTTCGTCATATGCTGCAGGTGGAATCTTTTCTTTTAGTTTATCATGTACCTGTTCTGGAGTACCAGCATGGTCTGGATTATCAGAGAATGAACGATGATGTTCTGGAAGTTTGGTTTGTGGATGTAGATGTTTTGCTAAAAGTATCTCATGGAGTTTACCTTTATCATCTGAGTCAACAGATGAAGATTCTGCTTCTAACAGTAAATCTTCTTTTAAGACTTCTTCTTTAAGAAATGTTTTGAAATTTAGCATATGTTTACCATGGATCCCCTGAGAGTTTTAAAGATGATGCCATCTTTTCTGACTCGAATTTAAAACGAATCTTCATAATCTTTTTTTCACCAGCTTTTACGCCAATCGACTCGTTGCCTACTTTTTCCAAAGTGATGGGATACTTTGATAACGCATCTAGTTTTTCGTTCTTCACTGGATCCATCACTGTTGCTTTATAGGGAGGTTTACTTCCCTGCCCTGTAACTTTAATATATGGAGGATACTGCACTTCAGCATCCATCCAATCAGAGAGAAGATATTTTAACAACTCTTGTTGATTAAATTTCAATAGTCTCTCTAATAATTTATCTCTCATACCTGACATCATTTTAACACCAATCTCCTCAGTCTCTTTCTTGACTTCTGGATGTGTTCTAATAAAAACTTTTCTTTCTGTCGCAGAGTTGGGTAACTTAAATCTAGTTATAGTGTCTTGCAATAATAATTTATATTCATTGGCAAGAGACATAGTAAGATTAGTATCAATAGTTCCAACACCTGGATTCTTAAATCCAATATCACCTGATCCTTGAGTTGCTTTAGCAGACAATCCTAAAAACCCATCTGCTGGACCATCATTAAATTTAACCAATATATCAGTTGGATTCTTTTTCTGGTCTACGAATCTACCCACTGCTGATGTCATAGAGTTTGGTCTAGCAGTCCACCAAACTTTATTAACGAATCCTTTGTATTTATTGTCTTTAGCCCAATCAATAAAATACTCTGCCATTGCTCTGGCTTTACCCTCAGCATCGGCTACTTCTTCTGGTTTGGCTTGCTTTACACGCTGATCATATTGTAATTTAGCAGACGAGTCGAACCATTTATTACCTGCTAGTACATAGCCTGTATAAATTTCGTTAATGTCTGATAATACGGTGTTTGCAGTCACGAAAGTTCCTAAAAAGATCCCAGTAAGGATTATTTAGGACGACGAGATGCTCGTATAGTTCGCTGGTATTTACGATCCCACTTGGCGATCTGCTGCATCAACTTAGGAATTGCAGCATTATTACGATAGTCGTAATTGAATGCTTTGAGGATGTAGTTAAGAGTGGAAGAATCCTTAGAGTGCTTGGCTCTATTGATTAGTTCTTCTGTGGTGATAGTTGGTTTGTAGACTTTGAAATCAAGTAACACACAATGGGCATATGCCTGAATTTCATCGAACTCGGAGAGATATCTTCTCTCGATGTTCTTCTTTTCATGTTTTACTTTCTTGTAAGGAACGACATAGTTAGACCACTCGTCTCCTCGTCTATCGAACTGCATAAAGTGAATCAACTCATGCATTTGAGTCTGCATTATACGATACTTAAATTTGTTCCATGTTTCATATGTGAATGGAAACTTATCGAACTCAGTTGTGTATATCTGAATGCAACACTGTCGTTCATCTGGTCCATATTCACCACCGACAGCTACATAGTTATCGTATAGTTTGGCTTTGGATTTTTGTGGAAGGAACTCGACTTTGGTTCTCCACTTTCTAAAGTAGTTTGAAAGACCCTTACTATCATTGCAATAGTTGTCTAGGTCTTGCCAAACTTTTGAAGGTATAAATTTCGCTCTGAAAGGACGCTCGTTGAAGTTGAGCAGATCCATCCAATCGTAATTAGCGTTTTCCAGGAATTCAAAATTGCATTGCATTTTACATCCCAGAAAGGCATTTTACATCTTGAGATTACTCTCCAAGAATGCGAGTACCTTCCCCTGCTCCTCTAAGTTAGTGTTACTAAACTCGGTAATATAAGGCATCAGTTCAAAGTTTGAT